CTGTTGCCATTTTATTTCTTTTTTGTGTAAAGTATTATTTTTTGTATTGAGTATATTAATGTTGCTATTAGTATAAAAGTCCTTAAGAACGCATCTAAGCCTGTCAGACTTATACCTATTGCTCCTAAGTTTACTCCCATAAATTCTATTGTGTCTCTTATTTCATTCTTCATTTTATTAACCACTATTTTAATTGTATTATATTATGCTTCTGATATTTTTAATGTTCCTCTGTCGTTCCACAATCTTCCAACTACTCCTGGGTCTGTTGTGCCTAATCCAGTAAAGTCAATATTTGCTGCATTTACTTTTAAACCTCCATCAATAAATGTGTCACCCACTATGTGAAGTTTCTCACTTGGTGCTGTTGTTCCTATCCCCACATTTCCATCTTCTTTTATATATAATCTAGAAGTGCCAACAGATGTTGGGTCACCCGATAAAATATTCAGTTTAGTACCATCTAAAAATAATTCTGCATTACCTCCAGCCGTAGAGTCAAACCATATTCTAGGTGATTGCCCTCTAATTATTAACTGACCTCCATTAGTGGTATCTGATATGGCTAGCGTTGACCTGTCAGGAGTATATCCACTAATAAGTGCATCAGGACCTATATGAAGTTTAGCGTTAGGGCTAGTTGTTCCAATACCAACATTTCCAGCTGATGTGATACGCATTTGTTCCGTAGCTTGATTCATCCATCTGTGATAACCATTGTTATTTGAATAACTCATATTAACTCCATCACCCCATATCCTATTGTATCCGATTGAACTATAATTTCCTAACTTTAAAGATGTTCCAAGAAAACCAATTGCAGATAATGTAAATCCATCCTCTATTTGTAAAGCGTGAGTTGGACTTGTTGTTCCAATACCAACATTTCCATCTGACTTGATGACTAAACTATTTCCATTTGCATTTTTGAATTTTAAATCATCAATTGCAGCATCCCCAAATTGAACACTTTTTGTTCCAGTTGATGATAAAACTCTTTGAAATGTATTATCTGAAATTTTAATTCTAAAACCATCTTCACTTAAAGTTTCTCCAACTATATGCAATTTGTATTGTGGTGATGTTGTCCCTATTCCAACATTGCCTGCTGATGTGATACGCATCGCTTCATTTAAAGTTTCATTATCTCCAGAAGTCCTAAAAACAAAATCTGTATTTGATTGACTATCTGGATTACCAGATTTAATTGCATCAATACTTGCTCCAATTTTAGAATTAAGAGAATTATACGGAATTTTAAATAATAATCTAGGTCCATCACCAGCCAACATATCACCACCATTTTCAATCCCATCAAGAATCAGTGTGTTCTGTGCTCCACCACCATTTACTATTATATTTTGAATATGCAATGGAGCGTCTGGTGATATTGTTCCAATACCGACATTTCCAGCATTATCAATTGATAAGATTCTTTCACTTAATATATTATCATTAGCATCTGAACTTACAATAACCAATTGTCCATAATAATCTAAATCTGTCCTAATCCCCCAACTTCTTGAATTGGCTTGTCCAGATGTTGTTTCCCAAGAATAATATTGTCCAGCTGGTATTGTTATTTTTGCAAATGGTGCTGTTGTTCCAATACCAACATTTCCAGCTGATGTGATACGCATTTTTTCCGTTCCATTATCAGTTTTAAAAATGTGATTTAAATATGAATAATATTCTGCACTATTTGAAATCAATGAAATTCTCATACTTGAATTTCCAATATAGTTTATGGCTGGTAATCTAAAAAAATTATCACTTGTAATAATTCCTAAACCATATGTTGATGGATTATTACTCCAATCACCAAAACTAATAATTTTTGAAGAATTAGTTATTTGCAGTGGATAAGATGGTGCTGATGTGCTTCCTATCATCACACTATTTGTGGTTGTGTTTCCGTTGTCCGTTACCTCTTGCAGTGTTTGGTCCTCTGCTGGATGTGAATTGTCAACATAATTTTTAACGCTCAGAGCAGTCGGCAAATTGTTTACTGTTGCTCCAGCCATTGTATCTGAATTGAGCCAGCCTGTTATTTCTATTCCACCTTTTTCTAATCCATCGGCATCAACTTCAAATCCTGCTACACTTCCTTCGGTCTTATTTTGGTATTGAGAATATAAATTTGCAGCATTAAATGTTATCGTATCGCCTACAGAAATATCTTGATAAATTGTTTTTGAAGTAACGCTTATTGTAGTTGCATCTATTAGCTGATTTGCTGATACAACAAATTCTATTCTGTTTGTATTATATTGTGGATTGCTTTCTGAAATTCTTGAGCTGTTATCATTTGATTTAGTTTGTAAAACTAATTTATCGCCAATTTTAAATATTGCAGCTGGCAATTGTTTAACACTTAGAGATGTAACTGTTATGCTTTGAACTTCTGTCCCTTGTGCCAGATATTGTCCAGCCCTAATAATTGCAACAGGTTGGATTTGTTGTTGATTCAATAGCATTAATGAATTTCCAGTCCCAGAGTTTGGATTCGGAGGGGGTGCTATTGAGCTATATCCTCCACCTACTGGTGCTGGGTCTCCTCCCCATCCAGAAAGTCCACTATTAATTCCTAGGGTTGTTGTGGTAGTTGAAGTTGCTCCTACTGTAAAAGTTTCTTGTTCGTATAAAACCCATTTCCAGGTGTCCCTTAAAAAGTCATAAGAGCCTGTATGCATTATATATTTCTTTGCCACCATTCCCTGGTTTGCGTTTGAGAAAGTATAAAATTTAGTAAATGGTGCAGCCCATTGTGGTCTGTTAGCAGTTCCATCATTCCAATAAACAGTATTTTCTGCATTTATAGTTGTTGAGACTGTAAATCTATCTATTGATTTTGCCTGGGCTTTGAATATGTCCTCGGCTAATTGTTGAGAGAATGAGTTTCCTCCTGCTAATGTATCAATTCCCCAAAATCCAGCAAAGTCGGAAGCCTTCCAAACTGTTCCAGTATATATTTGGATGCTTCCTTCTGAGAAATTGTTCCCAGTGTCTCCCATTATTATATCATTTACTTCTTCATATGCCGTGTCATCTCCTGTTTGATATAGGTTAGTCGTTGTGCTTGCAGAACCAACAGCTCCATTTATTATAGGTGCAAATTCGGAAGCATTAATTCCTGTCGTTGCAGCTGGATTTGTATATGTTACTCCATTCATATAAGGATTTGTCAATGGATTAGCAACGCTATCAGGTACAAATCTTCCATTGTAACTCCAGTATGAATGTGGGACACTTTGTGTAGTTAAAACTTCAGTTTTTGTGTAGTATCCTATTTCCCATTGTCCAGCCGTAAATACTGAAGCTGGGAAGAATGGATAATTTGCTATTCCTCCAGCAGTAATATCTACTAATGTAGTCCCAATTCCAATATTAAAAACTGGATTGTGTGGCATTGAACCAGAATTTAAAGAACCCATCCCAGTTCCCCAGGCTACTGGAGGAGAATTAGCAACATCTAAATACATATATTTTGTCCATCCATTGTTGCTTGGACTTTGATTTAAAGTATCAGAACCAGTCCCAGCAGGCCTAGCAACTAATGCCCATCCAAATGTTAATTGTCCAGGATTAACTCCTTGATTTGAAACTGATATATTAATCCTATTAAAGAATTGCTGGTCATTTGCTCCATCAAATGTAAAAGTTCCAAGAGAAGAAAACTCCCATTTTAATCCGTTAGAAACTGGAGCAGTTCCTCCACTCGGTAAAAGTGGGAAGCTAGTAAATGAATTTACATTATCAACATTCATAAAATCAACTGTGACCCTTTTAAATGCTGGAAGTAATCCATATTTTCCACCAGTTAATTTAAGATTTTTATATTCTGGATTAGTTTGTGTATTTGTTAGTGGTAGTGTATATTGTCCCCAGAACCTAGATATCGAATTACTTGTAGTTGAAGTTGCACCAGCCATTGTATAGCCGTGTCTTTTCATATTAACTGGACTAGCTTGTGTTCCTGAGTCTGCTATTCGCCATTCGTTCAATTGAGTAAAATAATAAATACCAGCGAAATAATACATTCTCATTCCCCAGGCTTTACATAAATTTTGCAAAACATCATAGCAATTTTGAGCTTTGTATTTTAAATCTTCCCCTTCATTTTCCTCTTTATAAAACATATTAGGTTTTATTCTGGTGCTTCTTAAGGGGTCAATAGTGGTGTTAGGGTGTTCTCCATTAAACCATCTAACATTTGTAAATATTAGATTTGGAGTTGTGTTTCCCATTGCCGTTGTAAATTCTCCAGAATAGCCCAGACAATTAGAAATAATTTCTATGCAATGCTGCCAGGCATCGTATTGTCCTCCAGCGTTTGTTGGGTCTGGGATATATGTATCGCCTTTGTCATAAATATGGCTTGCTAATTGAGAGGTTGTCGATGGGACATAATCGTAATATTTTAATGATGCGATTCCATCTACAGCTTTTATTGTTATTGGATATGGTGTAGGAATGTCAGGGTCATCTGATAAATCCATCAAAACTTGCCCAGCCCAATATGGTCTGTAAATTGGAGAGTTTGAACCATTTACTGTTTCTCTATAAATTGCAACATATACATCTCGCTCTTGCCTTTCTGCTTTTAATTGTTTTATATAATTTGCAGCATTTTGAGTCGTAACCATAAACTCGAATGAGAAAGTGGAAGGTTTTAGTGGAGCAAACATTTTACTCCCTTCACTTCCATATTTCATTTCTCCAGCCTTCGGTCCTAGAGTTCCTTCTTTGTTTTGGTATGTTGCTGTTGCCACCTGGTCATACATTTCAATTCTCCAAGTGATGCCAGCATCTGAAACGAAATTAGAATAGTAGGTTCTGTTGTATGCCATTATATATATCTTTGTCTTTGGTTATCAGTGTTATCATTTGCCAGAAATATGTCCTCTCCTTTTAAAACTCCACCTACATTTAATAGTACATTTTGAGCCATAGAATTTCCGAGCATTCCTTTTAATTTTGATAGGGGTGCTACAACTTCTGGGTCATTTTTTGCTCCTGGGTATTCTCCAACTAATGCGTTTGTAGGTCCGAATGCAATTCCTCCATCAGCCATTGGTAGTGGTGTTGATGCAATTGTAGCTATTTGAGCTGCACCTAATCCAGCCATAAGTCCTGCTAGTATTGGTCCTGCGATTGGTCCTGCAGTTAAAGCTTGGACTATTGCTTGAGCCGTTCCCATTATTGCACTGGCTATTTTCATTGCCTTATCTCGCTTCGCTTGTTTCTGTTGTAGGGCTTTCTTTTTGGCATCAAATTTCTCATCTAAGATTGCTTGTTTTCCATCAAATGTTTCTTTTAATCCAATTAAAGCATTGTCCTTTTCCTCCTGGGTCATTGTTGAATTTTCTATCCTTAGAGCGTTCCTTTCGAATTCTTTATCCAGTGACCCTTGCTCGGCTGTTTCTTTATTGGTTAGTTCGGTCATTGCCTTTTCGTGTTGTGCTGACATTAAATTTCCGATTCCATTTAGAGCAGCTCCAGCTACTGCACTTATTTTGCTCCAGGTTTCGCTTACTTTATCTGCAAATCCCTCATATCCTACCTTTGCCCATTCTAGGTAGGATTCCAGTAATGTTTTCTGTTTAGCTAGAGTTTTTTCTAAAATTTTAGTTCCATTTCCTCCTTCCTTAAATCCAGCTCCAGTATCTCCACCTCCTTCTGGCACGGCTAAAACTGAGCCACCCATAAATCCTTGTATCTTGTTTTTTACTTGTCCTAGCTTATCCGTAAACCAAGCACCCACATCATCCACTGTGCCTTGTACATCATCTTCAGTAATAAATTCCACTTTATCTGATGCCATTGTTTTCCTCACTGCCGTTGCCATTGTCTCAGCCATTTCTTCTCCAGCCTTTTCTCCAGCCTTAACTATTCCATCCCAGGCTTCGCCTACTCCATCTTCGATTGCTTTTCCATATTCTTTTCCTCCTTCTTTTACTTTGTCCCAGTCTAATGTAAGCGCTCCTTCAATAATTTTTGCAAGGCCTTTAAATTGTCCCACAAACATTGTTATAAATCCACTTATTACAGCTTTTGATGATTCAAATACAAATTTTATTTGTGTCCATAAATTCTTAAAAGAAGCTATTACTATCTGGACAGCACCTCTAAATAACATTGATTCGTTATATAAATTGATAAAGTAATTTACAAAATTAACAAATATTGTTTTTACAGTTCCCCAGTTTTGGTATATTAAAGCAAAAATTGCACCAATAGCAACTACTACTAATCCAACAGGAGATAATATTAATCCAATTGCTGAAACTATCCCTCCTGCTAATGTCATAAGTGGACCACTAAAAGCAAGCAAAGCAGCAGCTCCTACTACCAGTTTCTTTGTTCCTCCATCTAAGCTGGAGAATGCTTTTCCTATTTTAGTAACCCCATTAACTATTGCTGTAAATACTGGCATCAAAACAGAACCCAGTTCCATCGCTGACATTTTCAAATTATTAAAAGCTTTTGACATTTTAAAGCCTGTAGTTTTTGATAATGTGTCGAAACCATCAGCAACAAATCCAGCCGACCCACCCATCGCATCTAAAACTTCGCCATAGGTTTCGGTTTGATTTCCTAAAACTCCGAGCACCCCTTTTAATGCTTGGGATTTACTAAAAAATTCCGTTAATGGAACGCCATTTGCTTCAAAAGCTGTTTTGATATCTATTAGCGTTGCTCGTAGTCCTTTTTCTCCTAGGCTTTCTCGAACACTATCGCCAGTCATTCCCACTTGATTTAAGGCCCTTTCCATTTGTGGTGTGGTTTTGGCTAGTGCCATCATAACTCCACCAAAACTTGTAGAAGCAGCTTTAGCATCCCCTGTTACTTTTGTGTATGTAGCAATAAATGCTGAGGTCTCCTGGAATGAAACGCCAAGGCTGGAAGATAGGCCGAGCTGAGTCCCTAGCACTTCAGCTAAGTCCGAAGCTTCGAACATCCCCTGTTGCACTGCAATTCCAAAAACATCGAGAGCTTCGGCAGCCGTTATATTTTCCTCTCCATATGCATTTTGAGCAGCAGCAGCAACTTTTGCTAGGTCCGTTTGTTCTCCTAATCCAATAGCTACGGCCTTAGAAACGGCTTCTAATGTATTAAGTGCATTTGCACCTTTTAGCCCTGCAGAAGTTAAAAAGAATAAACCCTCAGCTAGTTCAGCTGGTGCTTGGGCAGTTTCTCCACCCAGTTTCATTACATCTTTTGAAAACTCATTTACTTCCTTTGCTGAAATTCCGACCAGAGTATTAATCTTGGTCATATTCTTTTCAAAATCAATAGCCATTTTAGCTCCTGCAACTCCGACCATTGCAAATGGAAGCGTGAAGCTCATAGATATGCTTCTACCTATCGCTTTCATTTTTGTTCCAAATGCGACTAGTCTTTTTGATGCTATTGCAAGTCCACGAAATAGTGGGGATGTAACTGCATTAATTACTACATTTAAGGAAGCGAGGGCTTTTTTTGGCATTTTCTTTTATTTATTATTTAGCGATTTATTCATTTCTTTTATCTTATCATCGAATTGAGATTCCATTCTTAATTTCTCAATATCTTTTTTTATTTTGTCGCTAGATTTCATTTCATTTTCCCAAGGGAAGGTAGTGATTTTTTTAGGGTCTATGCTTTTTTTGAGGTGTGGATTTATTATTACACAAGCCATCCATCTTGCTCGCTCCCATTCTGCTTGTTGGTTTTGTTCGTATAGTTTTCTACTACCGATTTGGGCATTTGCAAAGTTGCGAGGGCACATATTATAAAATTGTTCTAGGCTCATATTCAATTCTCCAAATGCTATAGATTCTAAAATATCGAAGGTTATTTCTTCGACTTTAACTTTTTGACCTTTTTTTTTGCTGGGGCTGTTTGGTCTCCTAAATTGTGGCCCATATGCTCACCAAAAATTTCCAGCGCTCTAGTTAGTCCACTCATATCAACATCTAATAAATCGCCAAGCTCATCAATTGTTAAATCAAAATCTTGACCAGATTTTCTGCATCCTTCTTCTATTCCTACAAGGACTAATTGAAGCGCCTGGTCCAGGGTCATATCTTGGCCTAGGTTCATTAATTTATTTAGTGATGTACCTGTTGCTGCACAATATTTTCTGAGTCCATTAAAACCAAAGAAAATAGGATATTTTTTATTTGCTATTTCTACTAATTCGTAATTCATTTTTTTAATTTTTGTTAAAGGTTATTTATAAAGAGTCCTCCCCAGCCACCCTTTAACAAATAAAAAGGCAGCCAGGGAATTCTCAGATTTGTTATACTATTGCAGCTTGTACTAATTCGCCAGTTCCACTGAAAGAAGCGCTCCAAGTTGATGAGTCCTCATTTGGTGTGTCAGCTGATAAGCTTGTCATAAATGCTTGACCAGTCCATCCTATGTCTCCAGTCACTGCTGTGTTGAATTTTAATTCAAATACAGTTCTTGAATATATATAAGATGCATATAATTCATTCATTGTTTCTCCAGAAATTGCTCCACCTCCTAGTGCTGTAAATATTAGCATTCCTTCTACTGATACTTCCCAGTCTCTTTGTCCTTCTAGTTGGTCTCTCCATCCCCCACTATCTTTAGTTGATGTATCTCTTAAGTTGTGATTCATTGAGATTGAAGCAGAAGTAGCATAAGCTATTTTCGTTCCTGCTGCATAAACTCCGAACATTGTTCCATTAATTACTCCATCTGTAGCCATAATTTTTTTTTTTAAGTTTTAATTTATTTTAGTTTTTTCAGTTTGTTTTATCTATTATTTTTAATTTATGAAGTATAACCCATTGATAAATCATTTACTCCTTGGAAAGTTATATTCATTGATGTATTATCCTCATTTGGTGCATCAATACTAATTCCTGTTATGTATGCTTCACCTTGCCAGAAATAAGTGCCAGTTCCACCAGCCATTTTCAATACTACTCTGTCTTGATTAGCAATTCCTAAAGTATATATTTCATCTATCGTTCTTTTGTTCCAAGCTGGGCTTGTTCCATCAACATATTTATATGCCAGTTTTCCTTCAAATTCCATAGTCCAGGTTCTTAATCCTGGGAGTTGTGTTTTCCAGTTATTGGTTTCTCTTACTGTTATGTCTCGTAGGCTTTGTTCTACAGAAAAACCAGCAGCAGTTCCAAATAAAATAGTTTTTGAGTCTATTTGTAAAGAATAATATGTCCCATTAATTACTCCATTCATTATGCAAGATATAAAATTGCAATCTTAATTCCTGTGATTGCTGTTAAAGTAAAGCTTACAATTCCATCATCTCCATTATAAGCTGAAACAGGAAATGTTCCAATTGTTCCAGTCTCTCCTGGTGCTATTGATAGCGTAGCATTGCTTTTTTCCAGGTCTCCATATAATGGGCTTTCTACTGAAGTTGTTACTGCTGTTACTGTAATAACTACAGTTGCTTCGCTTGAATTATCAATCAATATAAACTCATTTCCACCATTATTAAATGTATTAGTGGTTGATGATAAAGTGGATTTTACAGCTATTAATCCACCTTCTGGTATTGCTTGACTATTTATTAATGCCATCTTTCTTTATTGTTTTTTTAGCCTTAGATTTCTTTTTATCTTTACCTATTGGTTCGCATCCTTCAATTGCTAGTAATTTATTGTATATTGTTCTGTCGCAATCTATTTTTGTACCAGCTGGGAATATTCTACCACTCGGACTTTTGTAATCTTTTAATAATTTTATTTCCATTTTACTCTATATTTATCCAGCCGTTAGCTGGGTTATTAATAAATTCTAATATTTCAGAATGTGTATAGTCTGCATAAGGTTCTAGGCTCGTTGGCTTCGTTGCTGTATATTTAACAATAAATTCTGTTCCTGCTATATTGTATCTTAATGTATCTCTAAATTCTACAACTTCTGCAAAGTTAATATTTTCTATTTCTGATGTTGGTATTATACAATATTTCATTTTATGTTGGTGTATCTGTTACTATATCAGCTGCATCCATATTTGTCATTGTTGCTACTATACTATATGATGGAGCTAAGTTTTGTAATATTGGAAATATTGACCCATCGCCCATTCTCCAGTATGCCACCATTGAGCTTGTTGCGTATGGTGTTTCATTTGGGTTTCCTGTAATTCCATTATTGTATAAATGGTTCACTGTTGCTGCATCTATTACTTTTTCATATAATATAAATTCATCCAGGTGCATTTCATAATATCCCACCTGATTATCTCTAGCCATATATAATGGACTAACTCCTGCGAATACAGTACCATAATTTCCTGTTAATGTTACAGTGGCAAGTCCATTAGTTGTATTTAATAATTGATTATCGATGTACATATTAAATCCTGTTGCTGTTTGTGAGCCATCGTAAGTAATAACATAATGTTGCCAAGTATTTAAAGGGATAGTTTGCACCGAGTCGAAAGTTACATAATCAGTTGTTGAATTATTAAAATGTAAACCAAAACGCAGCGTTTCATCAAATCTATTAACTATTAGCCATTCCTGGTCATAAACTCCACCCCCAGCATATCCACTAGTTTTATATATTATTTTTTGACTTCCATTTGCTGCTTTTTTATACCAGAATGAAACGCTCCATCCAGCCGTTGTTGGGGTGTATTTTGGATGGTTTCCCCCAGTGACATAATCATCCACTCCATCAAAGCTCAGGGAATAATTATTTTGCCAGGCATTATCTATATTGATTCTGTTGATTCTTAATTTAAAATCCAAATGCTTTATATATGCTCCGTAGCTGTTGAAGTCATCATCAAAGTCATCAACTGATGATTCAAAAATACAGGAGTCCAGTGAGATTTGATGTTGGTATGGTGCATCTACTGTTCCCCATTCTCTGTCTAGTGCTTGTCTAACTTGTACGGCTATGTCCTCAACTTGAATATATGTTTTTGCAAATATTGAAATCTGGACTCTGGTTGTATCAAGTATCGACCTTTGCCTGGTCCTTGGGTCGGCAGCCGTATCTATCGAGTCTCCTTTCGTGTCTAATGGTACAGAGCTGATTTCTCTATAAACTATATAAGGTCCATCCGTTGGCTGTTGTCCTCTTAATGCAAAAATTTTATTAGCTGGGACTAATGCTACAAGTCCAGCGTAATTAATTAATAAGGGATATATGATTGCTCCGCTTCGCATTATGTATAAATTCTTTTTAAGCCCTTTAGCTCTCTTATTAGTACCTTTTCAACTATTGCCCTTGACCCCTCCAGAAGTATCGCTCCTGCGCTTCCCTGCGACTTGTCCCAGGCTGGTCTCATAAATGGATGGGGGTCTGATGTTGCTGTTCCATATTCTAGCATAGCTCCATAATATCCTCCACCCCTTTGCGAGTTTTTCTTTGCACTTCCTCCTGTTGCTTTTGGCCCTACATATAAAGCTGGTAGTTTCCTAGATGCTTTCGTGCTAAATGCTTTTATCGATTTTCTCAGTTGTCCAGTCTGGCTGTATTCATTATATTTTGAAAGCTCCCCTCTTGCCGATGCTATGATTGGTTTTGCTGCTTGTCTGAATACTGCCATAAAAAATTTATTCTTTTTTACTGCATAGGGTATTCTATTCATCGCTGCCTGGAGTTCTCTGTTTCCTAATACCTTTCCTGCATTTAAAGTTCCTATATTCATTATTGGCTATCTTTATGTGTTGCTGTTAGCTTTGTCATTTTGTGCCTTCCATCAATCTGTGCTATTCCTTCTATATAATAATATGCAAATGTTCCACCAGATAGTGTATGTTTTATTCTCCAGTTTGGCTGGATTAAATCTTTATAAGTTTCGTATCTAATATAGAAATCCACTTTTTGTTCTCCTACTTTTTGTTCTCCTTCCTCCTTTTCGCTTCCTCCCTTAAATATCATATATGCCCAGATAGTTGCTACTCCATTTGCAGCTGCCCATACTTCATCCTGGATTCCTCCATAGTTTGCATTGGCAGTAAAAGTGTTGCTTTGTATTTGCACTGGTGTATCAAGGTCTCCGACTGAAATCATAAAGTTTGTATTTTGAATGGGTTCATTAGGTATTGTGCTGTCCTTGGTATTGTTGAAACTATTTTTCCAACTATTACTGATTGCCTGTTTTCGTACATATCAGATACTATAATTTTTATTGCTTGTTTTAATGGATAGGGTATATCTGCGATTGTATGATATCCCACTTTGTAGTGTCCATACCAAGCTTGAAATACATCATCAGTAGTTGGATTTGAAAATAAAGAAGTTCCATATATTCTTGCTGGTTGTATAGCTCCAACAAATTCCATTTGATTTTGAGGAAGTAAAACCCAAGCACCACCTTGATAATAATGTACTTTATTTACGAATTCTGGGTCTGCATATTGTGGACCTTTAAATAATATTTCCAAGTCATTAAAAGTATTTCCATATTGTTTTCCAGTTGTTGGAAGTAAAAATAAATTAGTAAATTCTTCTACCATTCTAACTGCTGCTTTTTCCAAATCAACAATATAATTATCATCATCATTAAAGGTGATTCTGAGGTGTGTTTTCAGTTCATCTGTAGTGATTATTTGAGTATTATGGTAATCTATTAATTCGTAATATTTCATTTTTTTTGACTTTTTTCCTAACCTAGTGATTTGCTTTTAATCAAATAACTCAATTGTTTAATACTAGCAGTTGTTAACACTAGCTAAATCTCTTAGAAGTCTTTAAAATAGCCTTAAAATCGATTTCGCTTTTATTTAATAAAGGAGGAAACCAGGGACAATTTGTCCCCAGTTTCGACCTATATATTAATAATTATGCTTCAATTAAATTAGCAAATGCAAGAGCGTTTTGAGTCGCATCTCCATCAACTAAAGTTGTAGCGATTAGCGTTCCAAGTCCTTGTCTTGACTTCGTATATGGGTCATATAATAAATCTAAACCACCAAATTGAGCCAAGTGTACTTTTGAGAAATCTCCAAATAATGCTTGAGCTTTATTAGCCACCCCACCTTTTCCTACATTTGAAGAAAAGAAACCAAAGTAATTATTCAATTCTTTTGTATCTGGATTCCATAATGCAGCAACTCCTGTTGTTTGCAATAAAGTACGGATTGAAGAATACGCATCTTTGTTGAATAAATAAGCCATTCTAGAACCTTCCAATGGTACATTGTTTCCTAACACTGTAGCTTCCAAAGCTATGAAGTCAGCAGCAGTTACGCCTGTTGCTCCAGCAGCAGCATCCAAGTATATAGATTGTGGAGCGCCAGCAACATCAGCAGTGTTTAATAATGCAGCTTCCCAAGTTGAAGCAATATTTGCAGCCATATTTCTACGGATTGCAGCTTCAAGTCCAGCGTTTTGAGTCATTGCTTCTTTTGATAAATCTACCACAGAGATTAATTTGTGTGGAGTTAATGTTACGCTTGTTGTAGCACCTGATGCTGCAACATCAGTACCTGAGTCCTCAGCTACCCAGCTTGATGTAATATCAGAAACTACAGGAAACTTTTGGTCAGATACTCCAGAATAGAAATTTGCTCCTGCGCTTGCAAGAACAAGGTTCGCTTCTAATTGGTCAGTAAATGATTGTACTTCTGTTGGGCTAGAAGCTGCTGTAGTTACTGCTGCTCTTTGATTTAAGATAGAATGTGGAATAGCGATACCTCTATATGTTTGGTGTGGAGTTTCGTTTCTAGCTTCCGTATCCATTTCCTTAACCAATCCTTCAAGTTTGCCATTCACTGCTTGTCTCATTGCATCTTGGAATGAGTAGCTTCTTTTGTCTTTATCTATAGAAGTTGAAACTGTTGCTCCACTTACTGCTGCAGATACTCTCATTTCATTTTCCATTCTTTCTGCTCTTGTGATTTGTACATCTAAAGCATCAATTTCAGATAGTGTACTATCTACTTTTGTTGTTTCTGATTCGTTAAGATTTCTTGATTCTGTATCAGCAATATTTTTGATTGCTTCTAAAGATTCAACTAATCCAGAACGAGTCTCTTTTAATTCTAGCGACTTTTTCATTTTTTTCTTTTGATTAAATTAATTTTTAAGTTTAGTAGTGAGTTCTTTTCGTATATTGTTTCTTGTTTTTTTCTTGTGTTTTCTTTATCCATAAAATTGGACCTTTGAGCAAGTGCTAGGTCATTTGCTGATGGATAGGCTGGAAGCGATACTGGACTAACATCATATAATCGTTTGACTTTTTTGATGGTTCTTATATCTACACCATTCTCTGCTCGTTCCCAAGCATCGCCATCTTTTCCAATTGTAAAAGCGAAACTTGATTGAGTAATATTTCCAAGTCTCATATTTTCTTTTAGGTCTCGGCCAGCCGTTGTATTCGGTACATCGAGTTC